ATGCGTATCAGCAAGCGGGCTCTCGAAGATTTGGACAGGCTGCCCAAGCCTGAGAAGCGAGAGATTTACTGGGACGATAAAGTCCCAGGATTCGGCGTGCGCCGCTCAATTGGCGGCCGCATCACCTATGTGGTCAAGCTCAACATCCGGGGCGGCCAGCAAAACAAGTGGGTGACCCTGGGCGACTGGCCCTCTCTTGTTCCTGATGTCGCGCGTGACCTGGCGATGGAGCATCGCGCCGCCGGCCGCCAGGGGCGGGACTTCGAGGCGGAGAATGAAGCCCGCGCGGCGAAAGCCAGGCAGGAAGCCGCGGGCGGCATGCCGCTGGTTGATCTGCTGGACAGCTGGCGGACCCGGACAGAGGCGGAGATGCAGGCCCGCGTCACCCAGGGCCAGGCCGGCGCCCATGAGCGCGAACTGCTGCGGCTGGAACGGAAGGTGCTGCGGCCAGACATGCAGGGCAAGTCGGTCCAGAGCTATGACGGCGCGCGTTTCCAGGCCCTCATCAACCAGCAGGCGTCCCCCAACCTGGCGCGGAACCTGCGTACCCTGTTCGTGCGCTTCATCGAATTCGCGCAGACAGAGCTGGTCCTGAAGGGCATCCGCGTGGACTGGCCGGCAAAGCTCACTGTGCGGGGCGCCCCCAAGAGCCGGAGCTACTATCACTCCCTGGAACAGACGGCCGCAGCATGGATCGCGGCAGGCCATCTCGGCCGCCGTGGCGCGCTCCTGCGGTTCATCATCCTGACGCTGGCTCGGCGCGGGGAGGCCGCCGCCCTGCGTGATCAGGATCTGCTGCTGGACGCCGCGCAGCTCGGCCCGCATTGGCGCCAGGTCACCATCACCAACAAATCGCGTCGTGAGCACCTGGTGCCGCTGTCGGGCCCTGCCCTGGCTCTGCTGCGCTGGCTGCCGCGCCGCTCGACCCGCACCACCCCGGAGACCGACTACATCTTCAGCGGCCGCGCCGGCCGCAAGGTCAGCGGCTGGACGGACCTGATTTCGTCCATGCGAGAGCTGGCGGGCCTACCAGAGGGTGGGCTGCATGATTTCCGCCGCACGGGTGTTTCCGTGCTGGCCGACCATGGCGTGGATGCTGTGGTGGTGGACAAGCTGCTGAACCACAAGGCAAGCGCCACACTGCCTGGCGTGATGGCCGTCTATCAGCGAAGTGAAATGTGGGTGCAGCGGCGCGCGGCCCTGGACCTATGGGCTGACCTGCTGTTCGCGGAGATCGAGAAGCAGCTGGGCAAGCCCGTGAGCCGGGAAAACTGGGGCTTTGACGAGCCCTTCGCCGAGGTTCGGATCGTGCGAAAGGCGGGTCAGTCTAAGGGCTCGCCGCGGCGCCGGCGCCTGCGAGGCCTGGAGCCTTCCTGAATCAGCTTGGTCAGCCACTCACGAAGGCCAGTCACCGGGTAGTACACGAAGCGGCCAATCTGCATCCGGGGCGGGCCATCGCCCCTATGGGCCGCCTTCTCCAGCGTTGACACACTGAAATGCGTGAAGCCCTGGGCGTGCAGCCATTCCACGGCCGCCTCGCGTGAGAGGTTGGGTGGGACGGTGCTGCCATCAGGCATCACTCACCTCCAAATCCAATTCTGCCAAAGCCAGCGCAGCGCGGGCTCGCTGCTGAATGCCGGCGCGGCGCATGGGGGCGTCATAAATGTTGTGGCAGCGCTGGCACATGGCGCGCAGGTTGCTTTCGTCACAATGTTCCGGCGTGTGGTCCAGGTGGGCCACGGTCAGTACCACCTTGCTGCCGGTGATAGGGTGAGGCTGGCCATGAACGGCGAAGCAGCGCTCGCCGTGCTGGTCGGTATGTTCGCAGCGCCAGGCCGCGCGATCGCGCCGGATGCGCAGGCTGATGGCCGGCCATTCGGCCGGATAACGCTTCCGGTTCTCGGCGCGAATCGGCATGGCGATCAGCGCTCCGCCGAGCCCATGAACAGCGGCAGCTCGGTCTCCTTCTTCACCCTCTCCGCCGCCTGGTCGAAGGCGTGGAAGAAGATGAGGTCCGGCCGGTAACGCGCCATGGTCCAGGTGATGCGGCCGTGGCTGGTGCGGTAGCGGATGCGGACTGGCATCTTGTAGGCCGCGCCGCCCTCGAAGACGGGCGCCTGCACAATGAACATGCTGGGCACCTTCAGCGGCTGCCCCAGCGCGTCGGTGTGCTGCGTCTTGAACACGAGCTGCACTTCGCCGCTCTGCAGGTTCTGGGCGTTCTGCACCTCCGAATTCTCGTTGAGCTTCAGGCCACGGCTGATCTCCAGCATCTTCTGCGGCCCGGCGAACTCGCCGCCCACGGTGCCCAGCAGATCCAGCGCAAGCGCGCCTGCGTCGTTGCGGCCATCGGTCGGCGGGATCACGATGTCCATGACCCGCTCCTCGATGAACGCAGCGAATTCGGGCTGGCCCATGGGCTCGCCGTCCACCTTGGCCCAGGCCTGCCAAGCCTCGGAGAGCGGGAAGGCATAGGTGCCGCGATGCTCGCCGAAGCGCGGGGCGCCCTCGGCCTTCTGGCGGTGATAGTCCAGCACGCTGGTCATGCTGGGCTTGTCCTCGTCCCGATGCGCGAACACCACGCTGTCGCCATCGCGGAAGCGGTTGGCGTGCTGGATGAAGCTGTCGAGGTCGGTCAGCACAGCCGTGCCCTTCCGGCGCTCGGGGGCCGTGCGGTACTCGTCGAGGTAGCGCTTCGGGCTCTCCAGCCTGAATCCGTTTGGCACCAGCAGGACCTGGCGGGCAGCCTCGCCGTCGTGCCCGCCGGGCACGTCCAGCAGCTTGGCGCCGTGCAGTTCCTTCATGGTCTCGATGATCGCGCTGGCGTCGCCTGCGCTGGCAGCCCGCAGCACAGCGCTGCCGGTGTTCGGAGGATTGGCCATGGTTGGCTCCTGTGGTGGTGGGAAAGGTCAGGCGAGGCCGTGCGCGCGTGGCACGGTCACATCGCTGAAGGGGAGGTCCGCCTGGCGCGGGTTCCGAGTGGACAGCTTGTTCTCAGGGGTCAGCCAGAACACGCTGTGGCCGCGGGCCAGCTTCGGCGTCTTGGTCTTGATGTCGCCCGTGATCTGCATCACGCCGCCTTCGGCCTTGTAGGTCAGGGCGATGGTGATCTCCCCCTTGGCCTTGCCGCCGTTGAGGCCTGCGGCCTCCACGATCGCCTCCAGCACCTCCTCCTGGATCTTGGTGAGGTCGCGGTTCAAGCGGCCGTCCTCGAAAGTGGCGAGGGCGATGGCGAAGGAATTCAGGGTGTTCGGGTCGCTTTGGGATGCGCTCACGGCGCGGCCTCCGGGGTTGGGGTGGTGGGATTGGCCAGCTCCAGCAGCACATCGGCGTGGCAGGGCTGATCGAGGGGGCACCAGCAGGCGAGGTTGCGGCCGCGCAGCTGGTGCAGGTCGCCCGGGCAGCAGCGTGTGATGAGTCCGGCCGCGAACTTCTCGCGGAAGCACGACACCGCCCGCTCGGCGGCTTCGCGCCGGGTGGCATGGCTCGGGTAATTCACTTCCCAGTCGTGCCGTCCAGCGAAGCGAGGCGAGCCGTCATCCGCAGAATGGCCGCAGACCACCACCCGGTACGGGTTGCCCCATCGTGTCGGCCGGGCAACGACAGTGGTGTTCGGCGGCTTCCGCCAACCATGGGCCCGGCTGAGCTGGACGCGGCTGGGGGCGTCGGTCATGCCCCGCACCCCACGCTGCGCCCATCCTCGCCGGGCTGGGTAAACTCCTGCCAGGGCACCCACCCCTGCGGGCAGTGGAAGCCCCAGGGCCGCACCCGCGGGCCGACCATGAACAGCGTCCACACCTCCAGCTCCTGGCCGGTCAGGGTGTCCCGCTCCAGCTCCACGCGGTGGGTGTGTTCCGGCGCGCGGAAGATCACGTCGCCGGTCGCGCGAAAGACCGGTTCGTGGTCCAGCGGGGTGTGCTCGTAGTAGTTGCCGAGCAGCAGCATCCCCAGGCTGGGCCACGGGTGGTCGTGCTGGGCGCGGTCATCATCGCTGGCCAGGAAGTGGTGCAGATACACCGCAGGCCCCTGGCCGCGCGGCGTGATGTGCCAGCGGCGCAGATAGGGGCGGCCATCCCGGGTCGGGATCACCTCGTCCGGGTCACGCGCATTGGCGTGGCAGCGCATCAATTCGGCCAGCACCACGGCGCGGAGGAAGGGCGGGAAGATGAACATGTCCGCCTCCCCTCAGGCCGCTGCCGCGGGCGCGTCGGGGAACTCCTGCGGGCACAGGCTTTCGCCCGGCTGCAGCACGGCCAGGGCGCCGGCCTGGGTCAGGCGGAACACCTCGGCCTGCGCGCCCTCGGCGTCCGGCAGCTCGGCGGCGCCGCACGCCACCAGGCCGTGCCAGGTGTTGAGCTTGCCCGGCGCGTCGGGGGCCACGGCCATGCGGTTGCGGGTGGTGGTGTTGCCCGGCGCGGGCAGGCCCAGGGCTGCCCGCGCCTCGGCGCGCTGGTGGTGGGTCAGGTTGAGCATGGGATGCTCCTGCGGATGGGGTGGTGGGGGGTCAGGCCAGCAGGGCCAGCAGCGCCAGGCAGGCGCCGATGCGGGTCACGCGGCGGATCAGGCGGCGCCGGCGGCGGCGACGCATGGCGCGGGCGTGGTGGCTGGGGCTCCAGCTGAGGCCGAACAGGTGGGTGCAGCCGCTACGCATTGGGCTGGGCCTCCGTGCGGAGCGCCGCCAGCAGGCGCATGCAGTGCTTGGCCTGGTGCAGGGCGTCGGCCAGGGCGGTGTGGCGCTCGCCCTCAAAGGGCGGTTCCTCGATGTGCGGAAGCAGCGCGCGCAGGGTGCGGTAACAGCGGTCCTGCTTGTAGGACCAGGGGCGGATCATGGCCCAGGCACGGAAGGCCTCGGCCAGCACCACATTGTCGAATGCGGCACCGTTGCCCCACAGGGCGCTAAGCGGGCCGTGCTGATTGCCCCGCAGCCATGTGTGGAGTTGGGATAGGGCGTTCCCGAACTGGGCGCCTTCGTCGTCCCATTGCGCGCGAACCGCATCCGGCTGGCGCATCCACCAGGACACAGTGTCCATGTCCACATGGCCGCCCAGGCTGTCGGCGCTGTCCGGCCGGATCCGCGCCTCGAAGGTGCTCAGCACCTCCATCCGCTGCGGGTCGAACGCCACGGCGCCGATGGCGATGATGGCGGCGTTCGGCCGGGTGCTGAGGGTTTCCAGGTCGAGCATGACGTGCATCACGCAGCCCTCCGCCCCAGCGGGTGGCGCCGGCGGAAGGCCTGAACCTCCGCGGTGGCCGCCAGCAGGATGGCGCTCTCGGCCTGCAGCAGCTCCGGCGTGCAGTGAGACAGCGGCAGGGCATCGCAGATGTGGCTGGCGGCGGCGCGCAGCGCGTGCAGGCTGGACCGCAGCCGGGACAGCTCCACGGCGCTGGGCTGGTGGCCTGCGTAATCCGTGGTCACCTCGCTGCGGATCTTGTCGATCGCCTCATACGCGCGGGTCATGCGGCGGCGTCCGGCAGTCGCAGGGCATCCGCGGCGATGCCGGCGGCATCGGCCAGGGCGGCGCGCATGCTGGGCGTGCGCTGGTCCTCGGGGATGGTGCGCGTCACCTCCAGCACCAACAGGGCCAGCTGGCGGGTGGTGATGCGGGCGTCCAGGGCCAGCAGGCCCGGATAGGCGTTCTGCTGCGGCTCCCCGCGGTCCAGCTCTGCCAGCGCGCCATCCACGGCCGAGAGCAGGTTCGCTTCAGGCCGGTGGCAAAGGGCCTTCCGCGCCTCCATCGCCATGCGCAGCAGCGCGTAGCGCCCGGCGGTGATGGTGGCGTGCAGGGCGGCGGGATCGCGGCGGCGCGCCGGGGGCGCGTCGGCGGCGACGTGGCCGGTATGGGCCTGGGGCCGGGTGAGCTCAGGCGAATGCGCGATGGGCGCGGGGGTGTCGAGCATGGATGCCTCCAAGCCACCCGGGTGGGCGGCTGAGGGGCATCATATGCGGGGAAGTTACCGCGTCAAGAATTAATGCGGGGAAGTTACCGCATATCTATCGTCGTCCGATTCGCGGCTCCCTGCGTATGCTGTCCGTCACGAGTGCGAGGATCACCAGGTCCTCGCCATCCGACATGCTGACGCCCGCCTTTATCTCCCCCGGCAACTGCTCATCTCCGTTCCCGACATTCACGGGGCTAGCCTCAAGGATGAAGGGGGTTTGGAACTCGGGTTCTGTGCTCCGGGGCCAAAGCAGATGCCTGCCGCGGGTGTCCCGCTCGTATTCCTTCAGCGTCGCCTCGAAGGCTGAGCCGCCGGGTTGGCGGCGAAGCACCACAACCCTCTCGCCAGGGTGAGGCGGGCGGCCGATGTCGGCGAAGCGGACCACAACGACAATGGTGCCGTCAGGATAGAGTTTGTTCATACTCTCGCCGCGAACCAGCAAGCCGAACTTCTCTACGCCTGGAAAATCATTGTCCATCGGAACAGTAATGCCAGACCATTCGCTGGTTGGCCATTCCAAAGCTTCACGCCAAATTCCGGCCTGTACTTCGCCCTTCACCTGGATCTGGCGCATGGCGAAACGGGGCTGGAGCATTGGCTGTGGAACTGCGGCTTCGTTCGCTTCCAGTAGGAAGGCTGGCGTCACCCCGAGCACCCTGGCCAGTCGCGCGAGCTTGGCTGCATTGGGGCTATGCCCGCGGCGCCGGATGTCGCGCACGAAATCCACGCCCGCCTCGGCTTTGAGGCTGGCTTTGCGATCGCTCAGCTTCAATTCCTTGAGCCGCGCGTCGATCCGCTTCAGCAGTTCAGTCTCGACCATGCGGGAATTTACCCGCAGACGAACATTGATAGCATGCGGTAACTTCCCCGTTGCCAAATGCGGGGAAATATCCGCATATTGCCCGCATGACGCTCGAAGCCGACCTGATCCGATGCGCTGACGCCTATTGCGCAGCAAAGGGTATCGCCCGTGCGACGCTTTCCACGCTGTTGATGAACGATGGGCGAAGCCTTGAGAGGGTTGCCATTGGCGGCAGCCTTACGGTGCGCATCTGGCAGCGCTCTATGAGCTGGCTGTCTGCAAATTGGCCTGACGGCGAGCCTTGGCCTGATGGCGTGGCCCGCCCCGATCCGCAAACTGTCGTTGATGGCCCGCGGCACCGGCCGCGCGGGCGCCCGCCTCGGCATGCGGACGCTGCCCGCGAGGTGGCTTGATGTTGTCACTGACTACTCCTGTGCATCTCTGCGCGTCCAAGACGAGTAAGTGCGGCGCTACATTCGCTCGCGCGGCTTTCGGCATCGAGAAGGCGTCCCAGCGTCGCCTCAACCCGAGCAAATACATAGCCGGCGACATACGCCTGCTGGTCGCCCGCCATTGTGGTGAGGTTCGCTCGAAGCCTGCGCAGCAGGGCTTCAGCGGCGTCTCTGTCCGCCGAGACCCGGCAGAACTGCCACACCTCCGCCGCGGCCGCGTAGCTCTGGGCGAAGCGGACGGAATCCCGATTTCCAAACGAGGGGAGCAGGGGGGCCGGTTCGCTCTGTCCCTTGGCCACTCCCGCCCCCGTCAGCAGCATCCCCGCCGCCAGCACCATGAGGTGTCGTGATGTCATCGGAACTCATCCCCCTTCTGAAAGAGCTGATCGAAGAACAGCGCCGCACCCGGCTGATGCTGGCGCGGACGGGGCGGGCGGCGTGATGTCATTCTCTCCGCATGCCGGATGTTTGGGCGTGTCCAAGCCGAGCCAAGGCCTCGCGGCATCCGGCGCGACGTTGCTCGCGGCTTGCTCCATTCATGAGGTCGGCAAGGAAGTTTGCCATTGTGTAGCCGGAGACGTACCCGCGTTGCTCGGGTGCCATCTCTGCCGCCCTTGCCTGCAGGGCCTCAAGCATCTGTTCGGCTCCGGCCTTCTGTTGGCCCTCGCATCTCGCTGCGACAGCGGTTGCGGCAGAGATCGTCATGGCAAGGGCGATGGTTCCCGGCGCAGGCCGCGTCGGGAAGTCGAGTTCCGCCCTTGCCGCCCCCGTCAGCAGCATCCCCGCCGCCAGCACCATGAGGTGTCGTGATGTCATCGGAACTCATCCCCCTTCTGAAAGAGCTGATCGAAGAACAGCGCCGCACCCGGCTGATGCTGGCGCGGGCCATGGCCATGCAGTTGGGCCTGGCGAATCCGATTTCGCGCGAAGCTGGCGCTTCGCTGGAAAAGCGGCTCCTCGATCTGGATCACGGAACATGACGTGCGTTGGGGAAGGGGATGTTCCGCGTCCGCTCCGTGAAGGCGCAGCCGGGCGTTTCGCAGGTCAGCGTCAGGCGCTCACCCCAGAGGCCGCCGGAGAAGCCGTCAATATCCTCGATGCGCGTGACCTTGAGGTTGTTGTGGCACGCCGTGCAGCGCAGCGGGTGCGTGCTTGCGCTTTCCATCTCCATCATCCGCCGTCTGATCCTGCCGATCGTCGCGATCCCTACGACCCAGTCGGTGATGGGCCGCGCGAACTTCCAGGCAATGGCAGTGATCTCCATCGGTCAGCTACCCCTCACCATGAGGTGTCGTGATGTCATCCGTCCTGTCTCCCTGTGTCCAAAACTGCCCCCGCTCACCTTCTGCCGAACCGCGCCAGCCTGCCGGCATGCCTGATCGCTACCGCGCCCAAACCGAGCTGGCGCCGCTCCTCTACTTGATCCGCGACTGGGGCACGGGTGCCTATGCGCTGTGGTCGCGCGATCCGGAGTTCGGGCCGCGCTTCATGGGTGTCCCGGGGCCCGAGCCGGAATCGCGCCTCATGCCCCTGACGGATGTGCAGGCGGGCGTGCTGCTCGCTCGCGCTGGATTGTTTCGATGAGCGCGTCGAGCATGAGGTCTAAGGCTTGTTGCTGCGTGATCATCTCCACTGAGGCGCTGGTTGCTTCCAGCTGCAAGCTTTTCAGCTTGAACATGACGCCGGCGGTTCTCGGCAAGTCGATCCGCACCGAGAGCGAGTATGTTTCCTCCGGTGGCTTTTCCCGGGAAATCAGGCGGCTGCTGAATTCCTTGATCTCGATTTGGGTCGGATCGATGTACGGGCTTTTCATCTCGGTTCTCCATGGTTGTGTGTTGCAGCCCCATGGTGAACCGCCGGCCGGCATGGCGTCCATCGCCATCGCTGGCCGGCGCGCGCTGCCGGGGGTGGCATGACCGCCATCTGCCTTCCGCCTCGCCCTGCCGGCGTCGCCCTTCGCATGCGCGTCCTGCGCGCCTGCCAGGGTTCGGTTTCCATCGCCCGGCTTGCCCTGGATTGGGTCAATGAGGCCCCGGATGAGGCCGATCGGGCGGACCGCCTGGAATGTCTGTGTCTGGTGGCGCCGCGCGCCCTGCGCGATGCCCATGGGGCGGAGCTGCTGAAAGCCGCGCGCCAGGCGCTCCGGTGGGTGCGGGAGGAAGGCTGCAACCTTCCCCCCGCGCAGGTCACCAAGTCGCGTAACACCAGTCTCCATGCCCCGAAACTACTGCAGGAGCATGGAGCATGTCCGCTCCCTCAAGGGAGCGAGTCTGCTCCCAAATGACCCTTGCAACCGCCCTTTCCGGATTTGCGGACAAGCGCCTGGCGGCGGCTTCGGGCCAGCACCCGAAAACCTGCGCCCGCTGGCGGCGCGAGGAAGCCACGCCCTCCGGTGAGGCCGTGCTGCGCATGATGCGGGAGGATGACGAGATCTGCGCCGCCCTGCTGCGCGCGGCCCAGCGGTTGGATGAGGCGCAGCGTGTGCAGGTGGCCCAGGCCCTGCGCGCGGCGCTGGAGGAATTCGGATGAAGGCCGCCCTCCGCGCCGTCGCCGCGAAGCTGCGCGATTCCATCCGCTTCCACCGCTGTGGCTGGGGCTGGGGTGTCGATCTGTGGTGGCCCAGCCTGTGCCTGGGCCGTGTCGAACTGCGCTGGTCCCGCCCCGGGGCCCGTGAGGAAATGCGCCGCCTTCGCGGCGTCGAGGACGCCCATGCGGCCCTGCGTGAGCGGGTGCAGGGCCTCTCCCGTGATGTGGAGCGGAAACAATGAGCAAGCTGCCCGTCGCCGTCGCCAAGGTGCTGCGCCTGGCGGCCTATCTCCAGGGCCTGGCAAGCAAGCCGGCGCCCAGCAATGTTGAGATGGCGCAGGCCACCGGCTCATCCGTGGCCAATGTCTCGCACCAGCTGCGCTCCGCCGTGGAGTATGGGCTGCTGCATGTCGCCTATCCTGCCCATGGCGTGAGGGTCATCTGCGGCGCCGATTCGGCTTGGTCCACGCTGCCCAGCGTTCCATCCGCTGGCCGGAAAGTCGCTGATCCCCTGGCCGATGGCCGGATTGTCAGCATGGCGCCGCGCCTCTGGACTGATGCCGAGACGACGCAACTGCGCGCCATGTGGCCCGACCCGCTGCTGACAATCCAGGAAATCGCCCGTTGCCTGGGCCGCAAGCGCACCGATGTGCATGGCCGCGCCCATGTGTTGCGCCTGGCACCGCGCCCGCCGGAATGGAAGCAGCGAGAGGCCCGGTTGGGCCTGCGCGGCGGGCTGTCGGCCAGGGCCCGCGCGGCGCTGGAGCTGCTGGCGCAGTACGATGGCAAGCCGGCGCCGACGAACGCCGTGATCGCGCGCGGCGTTGGCTGCAGCGCGCATGCCGTGACGGAATACCTGACCGAGGCAGCCCGCGTCGGCAAGCTGACCGTCACCGTCATCACCAGCAATGTCCGCGTGCTGGCCTGCCCCACCGGCGCCTGGGCCACCACGCGCTCCCTGCCTTCCGGCGGTGCGGTGCCGGTCGATGCCTGGCCGGTGGAGCGCGATGCGCAGCTGCGCCAGCTATACTGTGTCCAGGGTCTGTCGATGTCGGCGATTGCTGCTGCCCTTGGCCTGTCCAAGGGGGCCGTGTCGGGCAGGGTCACACGCTTGAGGCTGCTCAAGGCAGCGGTTGCAGCGCCGAGAGCGCCGCGTCAGCCCCGCCCCCGCCAGCCGGGTGAGGTGGTGCGGCGCGTGCGCATGCCCGGCGAAGGCGGCAAGCCGAAGCTGGCCGAAGGCACATCGGCGGAGCGCAAGGTGGCTGCCCAGGCGGCTCAGCGCGCCCCGGCGGCGCCGCTGCCCTCACTGGAACAGCTGATGCAGGATGGCTGCCGCTGGCCGCTGTGGCCCGACATGGCGCGCCCCAACCACGAATATTGCGGCAAGCCGCGCGCACGGCGCTGGTCGGGCCGCGAAATGGCGTTGGCCTCTTATTGCTCCGCCTGCCTCCAGCGTTCCGCGGCTTTCGCGGTGATCGCGGAGGCGGCGTGACCGCGCCCGCCCTCCGTATCCTCTCGCTCGGCGCCGGCGTGCAATCCACCACCATGGCGCTGATGGCCGCCCACGGGCTGCTCGGCCACGTCGATGCCGCGATCTTCGCCGATACGGGCGCGGAGCCGGCGCCGGTCTATGACCATCTGCGCTGGTTGACCTCGCCCAACGTGCTGCCCTTCCCGGTGCATGTTGTGATGCGCGGCCACCTTCGTGACGACATGCGCGCTGACCTCAACACCACGGGCGGTCGCTTTGTGAGCGTGCCATTCTTCGGCCGCACTCCCGCCGGAGCCACGATGATGGCGCGGCGCCAGTGCACCAGCGAGTACAAGCTGAAGCCCATCCGGGCCTGGGTTGTGCAGGAGTATCAGCGCCGCACCGGCCTGAGCCGCCCCACGGCTAGCTGGTGCGAAATGCTCATCGGCATCTCTGTAGATGAGGTGATCCGCGCGAAGCCCAGCCGGGTCCGATACATCGACAATGCCCATCCCCTGCTTGATGTGCGGATGCGGCGCTGGGATTGCCTGCGCTGGCTCGACCGCCACGGCTATCCGCGCCCGCCGAAATCCGCCTGCTCGGAGTGCCCGTTTCGCACCAACGCTGAATGGCGATGGCTGCGCGAGAACGACCCCGCCGGCTTCGAGCATGCATGCGTCTCTGATGAGATGCTGCGGCAGGGCATACAGGCCGGCCGCTTCCAGTCCGAGCTGTACCTGCACCGCAGCCTGGTGCCGCTGCGCGTCGCGGATCTTCGCAGCGACGAGGAGCGCGGTCAGCTGGCCATGCCCATGCTGAATGAGTGCGAAGGGATGTGTGGCGTATGACCGCCCTCCCGCTCCCCCTGTTCGATGACCCGGCCCAGCCGGCGCCATCCATCCAGCTTCCGGCACGGCTGCCGGAAGGCTCGCGGCCCCGCGCCGCGGGCGTTTCCTCCCGGATCAACTCCCCCGGGGCCCCGCGCCCCGGGGCTTTTTCCGCCGAGGATATCGCAGCCCGCCTGCGCAGCCGGACCACGCAGCTGCTGGCCTCAGCCATCGATGGTGACCGCCAGGTGGCGTCCATCCTGCTGGCCGGCGGCCAGCTGGTCATCGATGATGTGCATGAGGTGGTAGGGCGCTGGCCCGGCATCAGCATCCTGCTGCGCCGTCAGTGCTGGGCCATGCACTGCCCGCCCCGAACCGTGGCTCGAATGTGCGGTGAGCCACTGTGACCATCCCGGCCGAGCAGCTGGACGCCATCAAGCGCGCCACCCGGCTATCCAGCCTGGTGCAGGGCGAGGTGCGGTTGAAGCGCAACGGCGCCGGCCGCTGGTCGGGCTGCTGCCCGTTCCACCCGGACAAGAGCCCGTCCTTCAGCGTGGTGGACGATAAGGGGTTCTATCACTGCTTCGGGTGCGGCGCGCATGGCAGCGCGCTGGATTGGTTGATGCAGCGGCGCGGCCTCAGCTTCATGGAGGCCGTCGAAACCCTGGCGGCCGACGCCGGCATTGCCCTGCCGTCGCGCCGCGAACGCCCGGCCCCCGTGCCCCCCGCGCTCCGCCCGAAGCCTGTGGCGCCCCTGGCCGATGCCGAGCCCGATGATGGGGATCGCATCGAGGCGGCACGCCGGATCTGGATCGGGGCCAGCGACATTGCCCTGGATGGCCCGATCGCGGCCTATCTGCGGCGCCGCCATATCTGGCCGCTGCCGCCTGCTGCGCGCCAGGTGCTGCGCCAGGCCAGGCTGGAGCATCCGCACATGCGGTCGCGCCATTGGGCCATGGTGGCCCGCGTGGATGCCCCCGATGGCACGCCCTGCGCCGTGCATCGCATCTTCTTGACCGATGACGGCCGGAAACTGCCGGTTGAGCATCCCAAGCTGGCCAAAGGTCGGCTCAAGGCCTCCACCATCCGGCTGGCGCCGGTCGGGCCGGAGATCGGCGTGGCGGAGGGCATCGAAACCGCCCTGGCCGCCGCGCAGCTCTCCGGCATCGGGGTGTGGGCCTGTATCTCCGCCACGGTGCTGGAGCAGTTCTCGCCGCCCTTCGATGTGGGCCGCGTGGTCATCTTCGCCGATCGGGACCAGCCCAAGCCGCGCTCGCCCGAGGGCCGCGGCCTCCAGGCTGCCCGCACCCTGCAGGAGCGGCTGAGGCCCCTGCATGTCGAAACCGAGATTCGGATGCCCCATGCGCCCTTCGGCGACTATGCCGATGTGCTGGCGGCCATCCGCGAACAGGAGGCAGCACGATGACTGTGGTTCAGCTGCGAAAGGATTTCGACGGCCCGCCGCCCCCACCCCCCGAGCCCCCCGAGCCGCCTGCGGATGAGGGGCCGGCTGGTGGCCCCATCACGGTGCTGGGGCAGCGCAACGGCACCTTCTACTTCTTCGACTATATGGGCCAGTTCCGCGAGCTGACGGCCCACCAGATCGGGATCAAGCAGCACATCAACGCCCTGTTCGGCGATCGGGGCATCCAATGGTTGGTGGACCAGTTCCCTGCCTTCGACAAGCACGGTGACCCCACGGGCAGCTACAGCGTCGACGGCGCCAACCGCTGGATCATCCGCGAGGCTGGTTCGATGGTGTTCGATGGCTCCATGCCCAGCCGGGGCCTGGGCCTCTGGCGGGCGGGGGAAGCCGTGGTGGCCCATCTCGGCGACCGCATCTGCTGGGATGGCGAATGGCGCCACCCCGGCTTCCAAGCCGAGGGCGCGCTGTGGCCGGCCCGGCCGCCGCTGTTCGAGGTGCAGCCCCCCGCGCCCCCCGGTGACCTGGCGGAGCTGGAGGCGATGATGCGCCGATGGAACTGGGCGCATGACGGCTCGGCCGAGGTGATGTTCGGCCTCTGGTGCGCCGGCGTGCTGGGCGCGTCCATCCCCTGGCGCCCGCATGCCTTCATCGTGGGCGAGGCCTACTCCGGCAAGTCCACCCTGTTCGGGCTGCTGGCGGCGGCCAACCCCACGGCCCTGCTGGTCAACAGCTATACCGAGGCTGGCATCCGCCAATCCCTCAGCCAGCGCGCATCCGCGGCGCTGATGGATGAGGCCGATGCGGATGAACAGGCGGAGGCCGAAAAGCTGCAGCGCGTGATCGGCTTCCTGCGCCTGACATCGGGCGGCCAGGGTGCCCAGGTCCTGCGCGGCAGCCCGGACGGCTCGGCGCAGCGTTTCGACGTGGTGTGCAGCGCCATCATGGGCGGCATCCTGCCCCCGAATTTCAAGCCACAGGACGCCAGCCGCATCACGCGCCTGGACCTGCGGCGCAAGGCGGCAGACAGCAAGGGCCTGCCATCCGAGGTGCAGATCCGCGATCTGCGGTCACGGGCGCCGGCCTTCCTGTCTCGCGCGCTGCTGGTCGCGCCTCGCTTCATGGAGGTGTTCAGGGTCTATCATGCCGCGCTGATCGAGCTGGACGGTAATGCGCCGCGAATGGCGGACCAGCTCGGCACCATCCTGGCCGCCAGGCACATCATGCTGAGCGACCGGCCGCCGGAGGCCGTGGGCGATGATCTCGATCTGGTGCGCTGGGCCATCCCGTCAGCCGAGGATCGGGAGAGCGAGGGCGGGCCAAGGCAGTGCCTGCACCACCTGCTGCATGCGCAACTCGATCAGCAGAAGGGAGGCGAGCGGCCCGTGGTCTGGCGCACAGTCCTGGACGCTATCGCGGCCGATGCGGGGATCAGGGACGAAGCGAAGCGCAGCCTGCTGAACCATGGCATGCGCGTCGGGCCCTATCCGCTGAAGGATCAGGCTGGCGCGCCCGTGCTGTACGTCATGAACCAGCACCAGCAGCTGGCCCGCATGTTCGCAGGCACTAGATGGGCAGGCGAGAAATGGCGCGAGGATCTGGCGCGACTTCCCGGCGCTGTCGTGCCGCCGAACCCTATAAAGCTCTCGACGGGCAACAAGATCCGTGTCGTGGTGATTCCGCGCGCCCTGCTGCCCTATCCAGGGGACGGAGGGGACGGTGACCAGGATTAGGCGTCCCCTCACATATCGTTGATATTGCTCGGATAATCGACGCCAGGGGACAAGGGGACGCAGGGGACGCAATAATAGGGATACGATATGTGCATGCAGGCGTGACCGCATGGTCACCTCATGCCCGTCCCCTGCGTCCCCTTGTCCCCTCATTAGAATTCAACAGGTTTATCAAAAGGATAGAAGGGGACATGAAGGGGACAGCGAGGGGACAGGCTGAATTGCGCGAGATCGTGCAGGGTCAAACCTATCACACGCCCACCTCCATGGCGGTTCAGGCCGTCGCGGAGCGGCTGGAGAAGGTCGAGGTTGCCCGCGCCATGCGTGAGCGAGCCAGCCTCGAATTCGACTCCCCACCACCTCCTCGCGCCATGCAGCGCAACGCGGCGGTGCAGCTCCACATGGCGGGCCACATCCGCACCGAGCAACTGCGCGCGGCACAGGAGGTCGAGCGGATGTTCTTCATCTCCACCTCGGGTGTCCGCGGCAGGATCGCGGCCAGCTATACCGAGCGCACCTCGGGTGGCCAGGCCGGTGATGACTGGTCGGATGCTACCCGCATTGCCTACACGGAGCGCTTCAAGCCATGGTCGGACTGGGCTGGCCGGCAGGTAGTGCGCGGCCGCACCTATCGAGAGATCACCTTGATGCTCTGCACGGACAACCTCAGCCCGCGACAGATGAGGGCGCAGATCGGCCTGCATGAAGTGACCATCCTCCGTCACCTCCAGATCAGCCTGCTGGAATACGCAATGATCGGGGGATGGGTGGACCCGCCGATGACCGAAATAAACCTGCTTGACCCAAGTGGCGTTTCAACCTAGTGAATCGGTATTCTGAATGAATTGTGCCCGAGGCTGGAGACGGCCCCGGGCTTTCTCGTTTCTGGGAGGGCGTGGTGTGACCATATCCATGGCGCGTCCGCGCCTCGCCTCCGCCGATCTCCGCACCGCCCGCCAGCCTGTGAAGCGGGCCGCCTCCCACTACCGCACCCCCGAGCATGCCGCCTGGCGCGCCGATGTGGTGCGTCGAGCGGGCGGCGCCTGCCAGGCCTGCGGCCGCACCGGCACACGCCTGTTCGCGGACCACATCGTGGAGCTGAAGGACGGAGGCGCAGCCACGGACGTGGCCAACGGGCAGGCCCTCTGCGGTTCCTGTCACACCGCGAAGACGGCGCGTGAGCGTGCCAAGCGGAGTGCAACATGACCAGCAGGGCAAAGCTTGACCGCGATCTGCGCAGCCGCATCCGCCATCCTGATCTTCAGTCGCAACTGCATTGGCGCCAGCAGGCCAAGGTGCTGAAGACCGTCAGGCGTGTGAAGCGCAACGTGCCTCGCCGCTTCACACGGCGTCCCCCCATCACCTTCTCCCGCTCGATCTTCCGCAACGGTCGGCAATGGTACCTCCTCTGGGGGCGCTACATCCGCCGACCCACGGCCGTCTGACCGGCAGCCGCGCGCTAGACGCGGGGCAGCCCGCCCCAGCCCCGCGTCAGGCGCGGGGGAGGGGGGGTATCAATCTCTGGAAGGTCAGGGCCCCCAGACCGCAGTGGGTCTCACGCGCAGAATTTTTTTCTCCATCGTGAAATTCAGGAGGGCACCATGGAGGATGATGCCTCCCGCCGTGGACCTGGTCGGCCGCCGCATGAGCCCACGGATGAGACCCGCGCCAAGGTGTTGGAGCTGACTGCGAAGGCCGTGGACATCTGCAACATCGCGGAAGCCATCGGCGTGTCGGAGCCGACCCTGCACGCGCACTATGCTGAGGAACTGGAGGCAGCTCGCCCCCAGCAAAATTTTCCATTTCTGGAGTTTCAGCAGGCCAGCGAGCCTCGCCTCACGCGACCACATGCCGGCGGCCGGCCTCCCCACGTGCCGACGCCCGAGCTTCGGGAGAATGTGGAGATCCTGGTCGCCAGCGGTATGCGCGCTTGGCAGATTGCGGCGGCCCTCGGGATCTCGGAACCGACGCTGGCTGAGCACTACGAGCACGAGCTGGCGAACGGCAAGGCGAAGAAAACCGCCGCGGTGGTGCTGGCGCAGTTCAGGGCTGCAACGGAGGGCAATGTCGCGGCCCAGAAGGCATGGTTGGGCCAGAGCCTTGCCATGGAGAAGGGGCCAGCTTCGGGCCAGGCCCCGCCGTCATCCGGCTCTGCGCCGCTGGCGCGCCTCGGTAAGAAGGAAGTCGCGCAGCACCTGGCCCAGGAGGCCGCGACCGGCAAATTCGCCACCCCCGCGCCGCCCAAGCTGGTGGTGAACAACAAATGATGCGCTGGTCCACCGCCTGCCCGGATTGGGAGCGACGCATCATCAAGGGCGAGAGCCTGATCCCGTTTCCGCCGCTGTTCCCGACCGAGGCGCATGAGGCCATGCGCATCTTCGAGGATCTACTGATCGTTGATGCGCCCGGCAGCCCTCGCATTGGCGATGCGTGTCGGCCTTGGGTGCTGGACTTCGCCCGTGCCGTATTCGGTTCCTATGACGCCCAGAGTGGGCGCCGGCTGATCCGGGAGTACTTCCTCTCGGTAGCCAAGAAGAACGCCAAGTCCACAATAGCGGCGGGCATCATGCTCACCGCGCTGCTGCGGAACTGGCGTGAGTCGGGCGAGTTCATGATCCTCGCTCCCACGATCGAGATCGCCAACAACAGCTTCGGCCCGGCGCATGACATGATCCGCAAGGATGAGGAACTGCAGAAGCTCCTCGATGTCAGCACCCATGAGCGCCTGATCCGGCACCGCAACACCAAGGCTACACTGAAGGTGGTGGCCGCCGCTGACGATACGGTGGGTGGCAAGAAAACCATCGGCCTGCTGGTGGATGAGGTGTGGCAGTTCGGACTGAAGCCGAACGCCAGCAGCATGCTGCGCGAGGCGATGGGCGGGCATGCCTCCCGGCCCGAGGGCTTCGCCATCTACCTGACCACGCAGTCATCCCAGCCGCCGGCGGGCGTGTACAAGGAGAAGCTGGACTACTTCCGCGACGTGCGGGATGGCCTGATCGACGACAATGCCAGCCTGCCGGTGCTGTACGAGTTCCCGGAGTCGATGCTGAAGGCCGGCCAGCACCGCGTGGCCGACAACTTCTACATCACCAACCCCAACCTGGGCGCTTCGGTCGATCTGCCCTTCCTCCTGCGGGAAATGGCCAAGGCCGAGCGTGTAGGCGAAGCGGAGCTGAACGACTTCCTGGCCAAGCACCTGAACGTGCAGATCGGCCAGAACATGCGCAACGGCCGCTGGGCCGGCGCAGATCACTGGCCTTCCAGTGTCGATGCCTCGATCACGCTAGAGACCATCATGGCGCGGTGCGACGTGATCACGGTGGCTGTCGATGGCGGTGGCCTCGATGACCTGCTCGGGCTTTGCGTGCTGGGGAAGGATCGCGTGACGGATCGCTGGCTGTCTTGGGTCAGGGCCTGGGTGCATCCGGTGGCGCTGGCCCGGCGCAAAAGCATCGCCAGCGAACTGGCTGACTATGCCAAGGCTGGCGACCTGGTGATGGTGGACACCATCGGCCAGGACGTGCGCGAGGTGGCCGACCTGATCGCCCGCATCCGTAACGCTGGCAAGCTCGGTGGCATCGGACTGGACCCGTATGGCATCGGGGACATTCCGGCCGAGCTGCGGGCCCGCGGCATTGAGGGCGACACGCAGTATGACGGGCAGCCTGGGCCCTTGGTCATGGGCATCCCCCAGGGCTGGAAGATCAACGCCGCGATCAAGACGGCCGAGCGGGGCCTGGCGGCGGGCACCATCGCCCATGCGGATCAGGCCTTGATGAGCTGGTGCGTGGGCAATGCGAAGGCGGAGGCCAAGGGCAACGCAACCTCCATCACCAAGCAGATGGCCGGTACCGGGAAGATCGACCCGCTGATCGCCTTCTTCATGGCGGTCGAGGTGATGACGCGGAACCCGGAGCCGGTCGCGAAATCGTTCTGGGAAACCATGGCCCCTGAGGAGGCGTGATGTCTGTGTTGACGCGCCTGTGGCCGTTCCAGCGCAAATCGGCCGGTGACAGCTGGGAAGACGTGTTCCGCCGCCTGTTCGGGGGGCGGGAGACGAAAGCGGGCATCACGCTGACCGCTGATACCGCCATGCAGGTCACAGCCGTGCTACGCTGCGTGCTGGTCATCGCTGATGGCATCGCCACGGTGCCGCTGAAGGTGTTCCGGAAGGACGCCAGCACCGGCCGGCGCGAAGTGGCGACCGACCACCCGCTGCTGGACCTGCTGGCGGTCGAACCGAATGACTGGCAGGACGCTCTCCAGTTTCGCGAGACGCTGGCCATGCACGTCGCGCTGCTGGGCAATGCCTACGTCTTCATCAACCGTGTGCGCGGCCAGATCAGCGAACTGCTGCCGCTGGACCCGTCCCGCGTCATGGTGAAGCGCGGCGCCGATTTGCGGCTGACCTATACCGTCACCAGCGAGGCAGGAATCGCGCAGCAGTTCCCGGCCGAGGCCATCTGGCACCTGCGCGGCCCGTCCTGGAACAGCTGGATGGGGATGGAGCCGCTTCGCATGGCACGCGAGGCCATCGGCCTGTCCGTCGCGCTCGAAACCTCGCATGCCAGCCTGCACAAGAACGGGGTGCAGAGCACCGGCATGTACTCGGTCGAGGGTTCGATGACCCCCGACCAGTACAAGTTCCTGCGGGCCTGGATCGAGCAGCACAACGCCGGCGCCCACCATGCGGGCAAGCCGCTGCTTCTGGACCGCGCGGCAAAATGGACGCCGCTGACCATGAGCGGCGTGGATGCCCAGCACCTGGAGACCAGGCGCCACCAGATCGAGGAGATCTGCCGGGCGTTCGGGGTGATGCCGATCATGGTGGGCTATTCGGACAAGGCGAGCACCTATGCCAGCGCCGAGCAGATGTTCCTCGCGCACGCGGTGCATACCATCCGGCCGTGGCATCGGCGCTTCGAGGCCTCGATTACCCGGACGCTTCTGACCAAGGCCGATCGTGACGCGGGCCTGTATCCGAAATTCCTTGATGCCGAGCTGCTGCGTGGTGCGGCGAAGGATCGAGCCGAATTCTACAGGTCCGGCATCGCGGCGGGGTGGCTGATGCGCAATGAGGCGCGCGAATGGGAGGAACTGGACCCGAAGGATGGTCTCAGTGAGCCGCTTTCGCCCTCCAACATGGTCGTTGGCAACCCGCCGGCAACGTCGCCGAACCCATAGGGGGTACCAGTGGAACGCAGCATCTTCGGCCTGCGCGAGGTGAAGCTCGCGTCGGAAGGCGCCGACATGACCTTTTCCGGCTATGGCGCGGTCTTCGGCAACATCGACAGCTATGGCGACGTGATCGAGCCAGGCGCCTTCGGGGCGACCCTGGCCGAGGCCAAGGCCTCCGGCGACTGGCCCGCTATGCTTCTCCAGCATGGTGGCCTGACCGCCGAGGACAACACGCCCATCGGCATCTGGACCGACCTGGCGGAAGACGGGATCGGCCTCAAGGTCACCGGCAAGCTGGCCGATACGCCTCGTGGGCGAGAGATCTACACGTTGCTCAAGATGGAGCCGCGCCCGGCCATCAAGGGCATGAGCATCGGCTACCGTGCCGCCGCTTACGAGCAGCGGACGAAGCCCGAAGATCCGCGGCGCAGGCTGACGAAGCTGGACCTGTTCGAGGTGTCCATCGTCACCTTCCCCGCCAACCGGAAGGCCAACATCACCGATGTGAAGTCGGGCCTGACCGAACGTGATGCCGAGCGGGCCCTGCGGGATGCAGGGTTCAGCCGGTCCGAGGCCAAGGCGGTGATCGCCTCCGGCTTCAAGGCTCTGCCCCAGCGGGACGCTGGTGAGGCGGGCACCAAGGCCGCTCTGGAGCGGCTGCTCACCACCCTCAAGTCCTGAAGGATACAGCTATGCCCGAGATGGAGCAGATCATCGATCAGCTCGGCCGCGCCCATGAGGAATTCAAGCGCAAGGTCGAGACCGAGCTGAGCGAGGTGAAGGCCGGCCTCAAGGCCGCGCCCGCCGACCTGACCAAGGTCAATGAGGCCCTGGACCGCCTGACCAGCGCCAAGGATGCCCTGGAAGCGAAGCACGCCGCCGAGCAGAAGCGCCTCGACGACATGGAGAAGCGCCTGAACCGACCCGGCGGGGGCGGCGAGGCGGGCAACAAGCTCGAAGCCGAGCTGAAGTCGATGAACGACCTGCTGCGCTCGCATGCCGGCGTGCTCCAGCGCCCCATGGGCCCGGAAATCGATGCGGATGGCCTCAGGTCCTACCGCGAGGGCTTCAAGTCCTACCTGCGCGGCGGCGACAACCGCCTGTCCGATGCCGAGCGCAAGGCGATGTCCTCCGGCTCCAACCCGGATGGCGGCTACCTGGTGCACGCCGACACCACGGGCCGCATCGTGCAGCGGGTCTATGAGACCTCGCCCATCCGCCAGATCGCGAACGTGCAGACCATCAGCACCGACGCGCTGGAGGGGATGAACGACCTCGACCAGGCCGCCGACATGGTGATGCTGAATGAGACCACGGGCCCGAGCGAGACCAGCACGCCGCAGGTCGGCACTTGGCGGATCCCGGTGTGGGAAGGCGCGGTCGAGCCGCGCGCGACCCAGAAGCTGCTGGAAGACGCCTCGGTGGATGTCGAGGCCTGGCTGGCCCGCAAGACCGCCGATCGCATCGCCCGCGGCCAGAACCGCCGCTTCGCGCTGGGCAGCGGCGCCAATGAGCCGCGCGGCTTTACGGCCTACCCGGTGGCCGCGACCAGCGACGCGACGCGGGCCTGGGGCACGCTGGAGGTGATCGGTACCGGCGTGAACGGCGATTTCGCCGCCTCCAACCCTGGGGACATCCTGTTCGACATGGTGGGCGCCTTCAAGGACGCCTACCTGCAGAACGCCCGCTGGGTGACGCGGCGCGAGGTCATCACCAAGATCCGGAAGTTCAAGGATGCCCAGGGCCAGTACCTCTGGCAGCCTGGCCTCCAGCAGGGCCAGCCCCAGCAGATCATCGGCTTCCCGGTGACGGTGGCGCAGGACATGCCCACGCTCGGCGCCGCCAGCCTGTCCATGTCCTTCGGCGATTTCCAGGAGGGCTACCAGATCGTGGACCGGCTGGGCATCACGGTGATCCGCGATCACCTGACCGCCAAGCCCTACGTCAAGTTCTGGACCCGCGTGCGCTTCGGCGGCGGCGTCGTGAACTTCGAGGCCATCAAGCACATCCGCTTCTCCTGAAGCGTGGCAGCGCGGGGCCGCCCGGCCCCGCGTTCTTCCCCCATCCTCATGCCATAGGAGCACCGCGCCATGCGCGACCTGATGAGCGACATCCATGTGCTGCCCGCGCTGGCGCCGGCCGCCGCTGCGATCACCGACAACACCGCCCAGGTGGGCGCCGTCATTGACCGGCTGGGCTATGACAGCGTGACCTTCGCCATCGTCACCGGCACCCTGGCCGATGCGGACGCCACCTTCGCCGTCACGGTGGAGCATGGCGACGTGGCGAACCTGTCCGATGCGGCCGCCGTTCCCGCGGCCTCGCTGGTCGGCACCACGGCCCTGGCCGGCTTCACCTTCGCGGATGACGCCGAGACCCGGAAAATCGGCTATGTCGGTGAGAAGCGCTACGTCCGGCTGACCATCACGCCGTCCAGCAACACCGGCAATGCGCCGATGGCTGCCATCGCCATCCTCGGCCATCCGGCTCAGGCGCCCACGCCGAACCCGCCGGTCTGAGGCCGGCCATGTCGGACAGCATCCTGACCGTCATCACGCCCGCGCCGGACCGCCTGCTCGCGACCGCCGCCGATGTGGCGGCGCAGCTGGGGCTGTCCAACCCTCCGCCGGGCATCGGTCCGCTGATCCTGCGCGCCAGCGATGCCATTGCCGGCGCCTGCAATGGCCGTGTCTTCGGGCGGGAGACGGTGCGGGAGACGTTCCGCCTCTCCTGCCCGCTGAAGCCGTTGATGCTGGCCCGTGACCGCGTGCATGCCATCGCCTCGGTGGTGGTGGATGGCACCACCCTGGTGGAGGGCGCGGATTTCGAGGTGGATGGGCCCGCCGGGCTGCTCCATCGCCTCTCTGGCGACGCCCGCTGCGCCTGGCGCGCCGCCAAGGTGGTAGTGGAGTACAGCGCCGGCTGGCTGCTTCCCAGCCAAGACGACAGCGACCTGCCGGGCGATGTCCGCGGCATCTGCATCGACCGTGCCGCCCGCGCCTACCTGGGCCAGGGCGAGGATCTGCGCATCCGCAGCGAGAGCGCGGAGGGCGTGGGCAATGTCTCCTACTTCGACCCGGACAAGCTGAGCACGCCGGAGCTGGTCGCGCTGGCCCCCTATCACCTGTACCGCCTCTAACCGGGGAGCACCTCCATGCCTGATGTGCGGCTCTCGCAGCTGCCGGAAGCCCGGCCGCTGGAGGACGATGATGTCGTGTGGTCCGAGCAGGCCCGCGATGACGACGGCGTCGTCACCCGCAAAGCCACGGTGGGCCAGCTGTCCCAGCGCGCTGCGGTGACTGTGCGTCCGGAAATCGAGGCCCTGCGTGATGAGGTGCCCGGCCTGGCCCCGGTGCAGTCCGTGGCTGGTGAGACGGGCAATGTGCAGCCCGTCGCCCTGCGTGGCGCGCTGGGGCTGGATGGCCTGATTCCCACCACCCAGGTGGCGACCTATGCCGCGCTGTCCGCCCTGGTGGGCACCAGCGTGGGCCAGATGGCCGAGGTCTATGCTGACCCCACGGCCCCGGCCACCGCCAACCCCGACGGGTCCAACCGGAACGGCCGCTATCGCTGGTCTGGCTCCGCCTGGACCTACGACGGGCCGAGCGTCGGTGTGCTGTCGCAGCGCACCACCAACCTGGAAAGCCAGATCCGCGAGGATCAGCCCCGCGCGCTGCCGCTCGCGATCCGCGACATCATCGGCAATGTGCTGGCGATGCTGCGCGAGAACGGCGCCTGGGTCACGCCGCCCACCGAGCTGGCGCCCGGCGGTGCAGGGCTGCGCGTCCGTGACGATGCCGGCGCCGTGCTGCTCAACGTGGATCCGGCCACCGGTCTGACTGTGCCCGGCGCCACCCTCTCCCCCGCCGGCATCCTCTCCATCCTCGGCGCCCTGACCACCAGCGCCTCCACGCTGGAACAGGCCGGCACCGGCCTGCGCGTGCGTGATGCCAACGGCGCCGTGATCCTCAATGTCGATGCGGCCGGCTTCGCTGTGCCTGGTGTGGCGGTATCGCCGGCGGGCGACATGGCGCTGGCAGGCCGGGCCGTGCTGGCCGGCATCGTGGATGCGGTCCCGGTGGCCGGCAGCGCCTTCGCCTTCCGCATCCGGGATGACCAGGGCCATGTCGCCCTACAGGTCGGCGCGGACGGCTACCTGACCCGCGTGGACCCTATCGTGTCGGACTTCGACGCCATCGTCCGCCGCATGGATGCCCGCGCCCGCAGCGCCAGTGCCGAGCCCTCGCGCCAGACGGTGGCCGGCATCGCTTTTCCCACCGCCGCGCTCAACCAGATCGCGGTCAACGGACAGTCCCTGGCTGAGGGTTATGAGGCCCATCCGCCCGTCACCAAGGCGCAGCCCTACGACAACCTGATGATCGGGCTGTCCACCCATTCCCAGAACAGCGGCACCACCTGGCCCAAGTTCGGCTCTGGCCTGCAAAGCCTGATCGCCACGGTGCGCGGCACGGGCGGCGCATTGCTGACCCCTGCGGAGATCGCCGCGCTCGACTTCGGGGATGACGCCATCGGCGAGGATGCGGGCATCGCCGCGGCCAACTACCTGCGCCGCGACTGGCTGGATGAGCGCGACCTGCTGGCCTCCACCTCCGCCCCCGTCTCCACCTGCCGCTTCGTGGTGAACACCTGCGGCAGCGGCGGCCAGCCCATCGCCAGCTTCATGCAGGGCGACCCAGCCGGTCGCTGGGGGCGCTTCACCGGGCTGGTCGACGCCTTCAAGGCTGAGGCCGATGCGCTGGGTGCCACCCGCCTGCTCATGGCCGTGCTGTGGGTCCAGGGCGAGGCCGATTACCCGATCACCACCAAGGCCGATTACAAGGCCAGGCTGATCCAGCTGATCGGCGCCTGGCGCGACTATGCCGCTTCCGCGCTCGGCCAGGCTCGCCCGCCGGCGGTGTTCATCTACCAGACCGGCGCCACCTATGTGACGGCGGGCACGCAGCTCTCGATCGGCGAGGCGCAGTATGAGGCAGTGGCCGAAACGGCTGGCGCCTTCATGGTCGGCCCGTCCTATCCCTACCCGGACAAGCTCGGCCACCTGACCGCCAATGGCACCCGCTGGATGGGTGAGAAGTTCGGCCAGGTGATGGCCGAGGTGCTGGTGCGGCGCCGGGCCTGGAAGCCGCTTAGCCCCAATGAGGTGGTGTACAGCGGTCGCAAATGGGCCGTCGCCTTCCACGTTCCGGCCCCGCCCCTGGCGTGGCGCCAGTGCTGGGATGTGGGCGTCGCCACCACCTTCGCGAATTACGGCTTCGCGGCCAGCGACGACAGCGGCGCGCTGCCGGTCTCGGGCGTGACGCTGGGCGGCGACTGCACGGTACGCGGGGTGTTCGCCCGCGATCCGGTCGGCACCGTGCGCATCCACTATGCCGACAGCGGGACGCGCGGCGCCGGGAACCTCGCGGACAGCGACCCGGCCCTGGCGAGCACCCCCTACGTCTACCTGCCCGCCGACGGCATGGACGCCGAGGAAAACATCACCTCGCTCGTCGGCAAGCCCTACCCGCTCTGGAACTGGTGCATCGGCTTCTGCCGCACCGCCACCCTCGTCTGAAGGACGCAATCATGGGTCTCGACATCATCGTTCGCGGCGCCGATTTCAGCTCGGTGGCCATCGACTTCGTGCCGCCGGTCACGCGCGGGCTGCGCGCCTGGCACCTGCTGGGCCAGACCGAGGCGCTGAGCCTCAAGAACCGGTGGGGTGCTGGCGCCGGGGACGCGACCAAGGTGGGTGCGCCCACCTTCCAGGCCAGCTCGCCCTTTTTCGCGGGGCTGAAATCCGACACGAACTATCTGCAAACCCCGGTGCTGGAGACGGACAGCCTGACCCTGGTGTCGGTGCTCGCGAACAACGACACGCTGGCAGCCTCCGCGACGCGCGGCATGATTGCCGGCTGGCAGCAGGGCGGCACCGGCAGCGGCACCGGCCTGTACTTCGCCAATACCTCCGGGCTGCCCCAGGCCTCGCTGACGCTGGCGACCTTCACGAGCGTGAGCGGAACGCCCACCTCCGTGTCGCCTTCGCTTTCCCTGGCGGATGCCGGTGTATTCCACCTGGTGAGCGCGGTGGTCGAGGCTGGGGTGTCCGCACGGCTGAACGACCATACGACCGGCCAGGCGGCCTCGCTGGCTCTCTCCAATCCGCGCCTGCTCAACGTGGCAGGTGCGGGGGCCCGCATCGGCGCCACGCAGCGGACCGATTGGGGCGGCGCGACCAAGCAGGGGTTCTTCGCGGCGTTCAACGTGGCGCTGACCAGCGCCGAGATCGCCCAAGTCGTTACCTCGGTGCGCGCAGCCATGGCGGCACGCGGCATCACGGTCTGATGTCCCTCTCCGCCACCACCTCCCGCATGCTGGCCTGCAAAGGTGCTCCGGCCGAGCTGCGGCGCCGCGCCGGGACCACCGGCACCTTCGGCACCGACTCCTGCCGCGCCTTCATCACCAGCTATTCGCCTGACCAGCTCGTAGGGCAGGTGCGCCAGGGCGACGCGCGCGCCGTGGTCGGTGCCGCATATCCGTCGCTCGGCGGCCCTGAGCCGCATGACCAGCTGGTGCAGGACGGCAAGCTCTGGACCATCATGGGCGCCAAGGAACGCCGAGTGCGCGGCGTGCTCGCGGGCTATGACCTGTGGCTGCGCGGCACCGGCACCGCCGATGATCGCCGCGGCAACCGGGCCGAGACAGAGGGCGGCGCCCTCGGCGTCACGGGCGGCGGCAGCCGCATCGCGGTGGCCTGATGACCAGCTCCATCGCATGGGCCCGTGCCGAGGCCGTGATCTCCCGCGTGCCGGGCTTCACCCTGGCCATGCCGAACACCGGCTTCAATCCTGACACGGCCATGACGCCCTTCGTGCGCATGGGCGGCCGCTCCGCCGCTGGCGGGCCGGTGGAACTCGGCCGTGCGCCGATCTGGGATGAGGATGGCGTGATCGAATGCGCCATCTGCATCGAACGCGGCGTCGGCTCCATGCCGGCCCGCAACATCGCCGGGGACATCCTGGCCGCCTTCCGCGCCGACAACCGGGACCGCGAGGCCAGCCCGGTGATCTGGGGCGGCTACGCGATCGACGAAGGCGAGGAAGCCGAGAAGGGCGCCTACTGGGCGCTCAACCTCCAGATCTGGTTCCGGCTGAACACCACGCTGGTGGGCTAACCCGCCACGTCATGCGCTTCGGCGCGCCCTGCAGCCCTTGGGCAAGGCACCTCTCATGAACATGGAGCTTTCCCATGCCCAGCGTGACCGGGATTTCCGCCGGTGCGGAAACCGCTGATGTCGTCCTGTCCTACGGCATCGAGAGTGCCTGGCGCACCCCGCCTGCCACCACCTTCAAAGGGCTGCGGATCACCAGCGAGACCCTGGCCGGCACCAAGAACCGCCAGCGCTTCAACGAGATCACCGGCAAGCGCCAGGTCAGCCCCTCCGTCACGCAGAGCGTGTCGGGCGGCGGTGGCATCAATTTCAACCTGTCCTACGGCACCTTCGATGATCTGCTGGCTGCTGCGCTGGGCGAAGAATGGACCTCGGCGCTGGCCATCGATGGCGTGGCCGGCGACATCTCGACCGTGGCCAGCGGCAACAAGCTGACCAGCACCACCAGCGGCAAGTTCAACAGCGTCGTGGTGGGCCAGTTCATCCGGCTGTATGGATTCACGGCCAACAGCGGCGCCAACAATGGCATCTATCGCGTCTCGGCCAAGACCTCCGGCCAAGACATCACTCTGGCCGGCAAGACCGTCGCCAACGAGACCCCGACCGGCACGGCCGCGAAGGTCCGCGGCTCCATGCTGCGCAATGGCGACCTGTCCAAGAGCCTGTTCCTGCAGAAGAAGGTCGGAAGCGACTGGTTCCAGTACCCGGGCTCCATCATCCCCGGCCTGAACCTGCAGGGCGGCATCAATCAGGCCTTCACCGGCAGCTTCAATGTCCTGTCCGCGCAGGAGGCTAAGGCCGTCGCCGATGCTTCCACGGGCGGCATCATCCCGGCACCCACCGGCGGCTTCTTCGACGGGGTGGGCAATTTCGGCGGGGTGATGGTGAATGATGCCGCCATCGATGCTGTGGTGCAGTCCACCGCCATCAGCCTGTCGCGCGAAGGTGCGGCCATGGACTACGGCATGGGCTCGGCCACGGCGCAGGGCGCGCTGCTGGGCCAGGTGAATCCCTCCGGCACCATCGAGGTGCTGTGGCGGAACAGCACGCTCTATGACCTGTTCATGAGCGAGGCGAACAGCCTGCTGTCCTGGACCATGCGCGACCCGCAGGGCAACGCCTATGCCATGAGCCTGCCGGCCGTGGCCCTGATGAACGGAAGCCCGCAGGCGGGTGGCCCGAATCAGACCGTGCGCAGCCGCTTCACGATCGAGGGCGCGCAGGATCTGGCATCGCACTGCATTCAGATCGACCGGTTCCCGGCCGTGCCGTGACGATATGCGCTGCCGGGCCTCTGCCTGGCGGCGTATCGGGGCGCCCTGGACCGGCGGGGAGCCAGGGCGCCCCAACCCCGCATCCCCGCAAGGATACAGAAGATGAAGTTGAGCAAGCTGGCGACCCCCGTGGCCGCCGCCGCCGATGGCCTGTGGACTGGCCCCTGGCCCGAGACCGGCGACCTGAAGATCAAGGCCCGGCCCTATACCGAGGACTATCAGACGGCGCTCTCCCGCGCGCAGAATGAGCTGGTCCGCCGGCTCCGCGTCGAGGGTGCCCTGAAGAACCGCGAGGGCTGGGAGGATATTGCGCTGAAGGACCGCCTGGCCCTGTCGCGTGAGCTGCTGCTGAAGCGCCTGGTGGTCGATGTCGATGGCCTGGAGGAAGACGACGACACCCCGGTGACGGTGGAGCGGTTCCGCGAGCTGGCGATGGATGCCGACACCTATGGCGCGCTGGTGACGGCCGCCTTCCTGGCGGTGGATCAGGTCACCTCCGACAAGGATCTGCTGCGCAAGGCCGCGGAGGGAAACTCCGTGCGTTCCTCCGGCAGCACGAGCGCCCCGGCGAAGCCGAGCTGATCGACGCCCTGGGCTGGGGCGAGGCGCCGGCCCAGGTGACGCTCATGCCCGAATGGGCCTGGGTGTGGCGCGCCTGGTGCGCGCTGTCGGCAGACCGCCAATGGCTGGTCACCATGCAGATGGTGGCCCCGCCCATGGGCGCGCCGGTCTTCCAGTCCCGCCCGGTGCCGCGGCCCGTCGCCTGGGCTGCGGTGCAAGGCTGGGCGGATCGCCACGACCTGGCGCCGGTCGAGCGGGATGACCTGCTTGCCCTGATCCAGGGCATGGATGCCGAGTTCATGCTGATCAGTAATGAGCGGGGGCGGGAGTGAGGCTTGCGCAGAGAATGCAGCTGCTGATCGATCGGGCGATGCCCGAAGCGAAGCAGCGCCAGTTCGCCGCTGACTACGCCCGTGGCCTGCGGGATGGGCTGATCAGCAGCGGCCGCGCCTCACCCTTTTACACCACAGAGGTGGACGGACGGGCCGGCGCAGCCGAGGAATCGGTGAAGCTGGATGGCGGCCGCATCGTCTACCGCTTCCACGGCCTGGCACGGGCCGTGCAGTTCGTCCTGGACTATCTGCAGGCGCGCAGCCCGGTGCTGACCGGGGAGTACAAGCGCAGTTGGGTGGTGCTGGTGAACGGCAGCCCTTGGCGTGGCGACCTGGGCGACATCCCGGCCGATGCCGAGGTGGTGGTGACGAACGATCGCCCGTGGCATCGCCTGTTTGAGGTGGGCAGCAACGGCAAGCCTCAGACCACCCAGCGGCGGAAGCACACGACCCGTAAGGGCATCACCACCATGCGCGTCATCGGCGCCACGGAGGATGCCATGCGCCAGGTGCGGCAGCGCTTCCCGGGCGTGTGGGCGCAGCGGCGTTTCGTGCGGCTATCCGGTGGCAAGAACGATGCGCCATGGATCAGGAAAGACGGCCAGGAGGTGACTTACCCGGCCGTCGTGCTGCGGATGCGGCCGGAGGGTTAGCGCCGGCGGGCCCGGGCAGGAGGTTCAGGTTCCGGCGGCGATGGCGCCCGGCGGTCCACTTCAGCTTGCGCCTCAGCGAACCCGGCTATCATGAAGTCTTGGTCCAAGGTGCCTCGGACCGTCGTGATCTGGACGGCCATGATACTGCCCTCGCGGAGTTGAGCTGTCAGCGTTGCGGGGTTGGGCACGTCACAGGAGTCGCCTGCACCTCTGCAAATGCCCTCGAACACAGTGTTCTGCCCTATCCGCAGCCTGAAGGTGACGGGTGGCGGAGCGGCTGTAATGACCCAGCGGCGTCCACCGTCAATGCTCCAGAGACTGGCAGAAACCGGTGTGCCCGATATGACCGTGAGGTTGCGCGACAAATGGCAGCGTACACGATCAGTAAACCGATCATTTTCGCAGCGGGTTTGCCATCGACCGGGTGCGGCCATGGGTGAAACCCCGGATTGCAATACCCTTTCTCGGTTTCGACGAGCATATTCCTCGTTGAGTGCACGCTCCGCCGCGAATTCTTCAGATGTTTGAACTCGGCGGCTGGCCAGAGGTGTTGAAGGCCTCGCCGCAACATCGTTCGCGCGTGCAGATGGTGAATCCACAGCCAGACCAGTTGGGCTGGCGGCCTGCTGGTCCCTGATCCATTCTTGATTTCGCCGAGCAGCGGCGTCAGCTTCAGCTGCGCCGGAACTCGACATCCTATGTCGCTCCCAGAACAGCCGTTCACGCTCAGCCTGCTCAGCTGTCGGTGATGTATTTCCAGGCGGTTGCACTGCGCAGCCGGCCAACGCGGCACCAAGTGCTGCAACGCAAACAATCCTGACGGCCATTTTCGTCCCCCTGAGCTAGGGCGCGAATGTGCCGCGCCGCGCTTCGATCGACATCATTCAAATCAATGACGCGCTGGGGCAACCCGTGTGCCGCCGTCTGGAGGTCGCATGACCACTCTCCGCGAGGTTGCTGAACTGGAAGTCCGGCTCCGCAACGGGGTGAGCGAAGGCGCCGCTGCTGCTGCGCGCGAGCTGGAGCAGGTCGAGGCGGCGGCGACAAAGGCCCAGGCCGCCCTCAAGGCGACCGATGGCACCCTTTCGCTGGTGGGCAACAGCTTCGACACGCTGACCGCGAAGGTGGATGCCAACGCCCGCGCCGAGCAGCAGCGGCAGGCCATATCCGCGCGCGCAGAGCGCCAGGCGGCGGAACTCACGGCCGCCGCGGCGCGCGAGGGGCGCAGCCAGGATGAACTGGCGCGCTCCATTGCCGCTGTGACAGAGCGGCGGGATGCCGACATCGCCAAGGTGGACCAGGCACTGGCCCGGGCCCGCGCGCAGCAGATGGCGCTGACGGGCGGCGTCACGGCGCAAACCCAGGCCATGGCGGCCAGCGCCAGCGCCACGAACTCGGCGGCCTCATCCACCGGCCGGTTCACGGCGGCGATCGGTCAGGCTGGCTTCCAGGTGCAGGATCTCGCGGTGCAGCTGGCCGGCGGCCAGAACGCGCTGGTGGCTTTCAGCCAGCAGGGCTCGCAGCTCCTGGGCGCCTTCGGCAAGTGGGGTGCCATCGCCGGCGCCGCGCTGGCGGTGGGTGGCCTGGTACTCCAGCTGGCCCTGGGCAAGACCGAAGCCGAGAAGCTGACAGCTGCCATTGAGGGGCAGCGCACGGCCTATCAGGATGTGACGCGCCGGGCCGATGAATATGTGTCCGCGCTGTCCCGTCAGGGGCTGCAGTATGTGAGCGCAGCCGAGGCCGGGCGGCGCTATCGCGAGGGCCTCCAGCAGGAAGCGCAGTCGGTCGTGAACCTCGCCCGCTATTATGGCGGGCTGGATGAGGCTCAGCGCCAGGTGGAGGCGCGCCGTCTCCAAGACCAGCAACTGACCCTCGGTGCGCGCCAGGAAGGGCTGCTGCGGCAGGTCGGTTCCACGATGGGCCGCTATGTGGGCGCCTTCGGCAATGCCGAAAGCCAATCCCTGGAGCGGAACCTGGGCGTATATCTGGAGGCTGGCAACCTAGACCTGACGGGGCTACGTCGCCTGGCCGATCAGGCGCTGTCGGTGGCCCGGGCTACCGCGACCAGCACCGAAGAATTCACCTCTAATCAACGCGCGATCCTGACCTTGGTCGAGGCTGTGGAGCGATACCAGGACGCGCTGCGTCAGCTCGGTGTGCAGCAGCGCACGCTGGCGGGGCAGAATGGCGCTGAGGTCACCCTTCGCCGATTCGAGCAGACGACGGGCGAGTTGGGCGGGCGGTACCAGACGGGCCAGCGTATCCAGCAGCAGCGCCAATACATCCGGGAGGGGATGGCGCTGGGCACGCTCACGCCCGAACAGGCAGCCGCCGGACGTTCTTCCCTCCAGGTCTTGGCGCAGCAGGAACAGGGCCTGACCCCCGCCACGACGCAGCAGCTTCGGGCGCTGCGGGAGCAGGCATCCCTCGCCCTGGCGGCAGAGGGCGCGGCGCGGGAGCTGGCGCAGGCCGAGCTGGAGTTGGACAGGGCCGCGCGCTCATCTGGTGCCGGCATGGCCAGCGCCTCGGAAAAGGCAGAGGCCCGCCGACTGGTGCAGGAGCGGCTAGAGCGCCAGCTCGTCTCCAGCTTGGTCACGCTGAATCGCCAGATCGACGGCGAGGAACAGATCGCGGCTGCCTATGGCCGCAGTGATCAGGAGGGCCGCCGCGCCGAATCGCGCATTCGCGCCGAGGCGGAGGCGCTGCGCTACGCCGAGGAAGGAACCCGCGACTATGAGCGCGCGGTCGATACCCTCACGGTTCGCTATACGAAGCTGGCCGAGGTGCAGGCCCAGCGCCAGCAGGCCACCCGCAACATTCAGTCGCGCGACGAGCTGGCCGTGCTTGAGCGCGAGGCGCAACTGGTCAGTGTCACGGCCGAGGCCCGCGAGCGAGAACTGGCGGTGCTCCGCGCCCAGCAATCCACCCGCAGCATCGCTGGCACGCCGGAGGCTGCGGAAGCGGTGCGCCTGGCGGGCAGCCTGGCCGATGCGCGTAGCAACCTCCAGCTGTTGCAGAACTCCTGGGGCGAGGTGTCGCGCCTGGGCGAACAGGCCTTCGACCGGATCGGCAGCGCCATCACGCAGGCCTTTGCCAATGGCAGCCTGAAGGCGCTCGACTTCGGCAACGTGGCCCGTGCGGTGCTGAGCGAGATCGTCCAATCCGCCCTGCGCCTCAGCTTGGTGAATCCTGTGCTGAACAGCCTGTTCGGCGGCACGCGGGGCACTCTGGGCGGGGTGAGCGCCGTCATCGGCGGCACGAAGGATATGAGCGGGAGCGCGTCCACTGGCTCGCTGCTGTCCACCGGCGGCGGGGCGCTGTCGATCGGGAACCGCCTTTTCGGCGGCAGCGGCGGCGGCAGCTTCCTGGGCGGCTACGGCTTTCTGACTGATCCCTCTGCCTTGGCCAGCACTGGTTGGGGTGGTCTTGATGGCGTCCTGAATACCCAGCTTGTCGGCAACTCCACCAATGCCGCTCTTGGGGGGCTGGGAAGCGGTGTATATGGGCCCGCGACGCAGGCGCAGCTTCAGGCTGCCGGAGGCCCCGGCCTCACCCTCGGCGGCGCCCTCGGCAGCGCCCTGGCCATCGGCGGTGGCATTTATGGCGCCATCTCGGGCTTCCAGCGCGGCGGCCTGGGCGGCACCCTGTCCGGCATTGGTGGCGTCACCAGCGCCGTCACCGGTGCTGCCACCCTCGGTTCCTCTCTGGGCCTGCTGCCCGCCCTCGGCGCTCTCGGGCCAGTCGGCATCATCGGTGGGGCGCTGCTGGCGCTGATCGGCGGCCTGCTGCCGGGCCAGAAGCCCAGCGGCAAGGGTCAGGAATTCCGCCTGGACCTGGCCACGGGCGCCGAGGAACGCAACGGCCTCACCGGCAACCGCTACAGCGCGCAGAATGCCTCCCAGGCCGAGACTGCGGCGCGCAGCCTGGCCAACCTTGCCACCACCATCGGTGACCAGCTGGGCGGCCTGCGCCTCGGCGGGGAGCTCGCGGTGGGCGTCACCTCCGGCCGGGGTGGCGACGACAAGGGCAACCTCTATCTCGACTACAGCGGCCAGAAGGCGCAGTTCGCGAACACCGAGGAAGGCGCGCAGCAGCTCGCCACCCGGGCCGGCGAGTTCCTGCTGGAGGGCTTCCGCAAGATTGCGCAGGGCGACTACCTCTCGATCCTCAACGCCTCCGGCAACAGCGTCGAAACGCTGTCCAGCAACCTGGAATGGTACAAGGGCACCTATCAGGCCCTGACCAAGACGGGTGAGGCCGCCAGCGAATTCGAGAAGTCGCTGACCGCCCTCAGCGATCAGTGGCAGCCCGCCATCGACAAGGCCAATGAGCTGGGCCTGGCCACGGCTGCCCTGACCGATGTGCGTGACCTGGAAATCGCAAAGCTGCGGGAACAGCGGGCGCTCCAGGTCGCGGGCTATGATGTGGGCCTCGATGTCCGCAGCCTGCGGGCGCGCGGCCTGGCGCAGGAGGCGGACCTGGCCGCCTTCGACTTCGCGGCCCGGCAGGAGCTGTTCACGGCGCGCAGCACGCTGGAGGGGCTTGGGCTGAGCGCCGAGGATGTCTCGGCCCGCATCCTGCGCACCGAGCAGGTGCAGGCCGAGGAACGCCTGGCCATCGTCCAGAAGTCCGCGCAGCAGATCACCGAGGCGCAGATCGCCGGCGCGAAGTCGGTGCTGGACTGGCTGACGGCGCAGCAGCTCGGGGCCACCTCCAGCCTGTCGCCCACCGCCCGGCTGGCGGCGGCGCAGGGGGCCTTCGATGCGGCGCTGTCAGGCGGGGATGCCTCCAAGGTCACCTCGGCTGCCGATGCGCTGCTGACCGCCGGCCAGAACGTCTATGGCGGCGCCACCGGTAGCTATGCCCGGCTGGAAGGCTTCGTTCGCAGCGAGGTGGCGGGCTTCGGCACCAACGCCGCGGTGCAGGGTGGCGATGTCGCCCTGCAGAAGGCCATCGCCGAACTGGCCCGCCAGAACGCCTCCACCATGGCGGCGCTGACGGAGCAGGTCGGCGCACTGGTCCGGGAGTTCCGCCTGAACACCAGCAGGGAGTCCATGAGCGCATGACCGTCCTCGGCGCATACCCGGTCGGCATCGAGGAACCGACGCCACCTGTCGCGCTCGACCTGCTGGCCCTGCCGCAGCCAGCCCTGTCGGATGCCGTGCTGCTGGTCGAGTGCACGGCCACGGACGGCATCCTGACCACCTTGGGCGGCGCGCTCACGCTGGGCGCGGAGCCGGTGGGCATCCTGCCGGGAGGCCTGACCGGCGGCCAGGTGCCGCTGCAATGGTCGGATGTGGACTGGACTTCCCAGCCGGGCGATCTCCGCCCCTCCACCCATTTCGAGGGGCGGCTGAGCGACATCAGCCTGGAGCGCGCCTTGCCGCTGGACCCGTCCGCCGAACGGCGGGTGGCCGCCGCGCTGGGCGAGATCATCATCGACAACACCGATGGTGCCTATGACGGCACGGCGGAGGGTCTGGCCATCGACGGCAGGCCAGTCACCCTCAGCCTGCTCGGCAGCCGGGGTGCCGCCTATGCCGACCGCCGCGTCCTATTCGCCGGCGTGGGCCGCGCCTGGCGGACGGACCGCCGACAGCTGCGCATCAATGTCGCCAGCCTGGCCTATGTGCTGGATGTTCCCATGCTCGGCCTCTACGGCGGCACGGGCGGCGCCGATGGCGGAGAGGATCTGGCGGGCAAGGTCGTTCCGGAGGCCTGGGGGCGGGTGCGCAATGTGCCTCCGCCGCAGCTCGATGCCGGGCTGCTGATCTATCAGCTGCATGCGCGTGAGATCGGGGAGATCACGGGGGTCTATGTCCGGGGCGCACCGCTCGATGCCGGCGCCGGCTACGGCACCTATTCCGCGCTGGCTGCCGCCACGGTGCTGCCCGGCACCTATGCCTGGGCGATCACGCCCACCGGCAGCTATATGCGCCTGGGAAGCAGCCCTGACGGCACGGTCACGGCTGATCTCTGGGGGCAGCCGGGCGGTGCCAGCATCCCACGCATGATGCGGCTGGTGCTGGCGCGCGGGGGCGTGTTGGCCAACCCCGCCACCTTCGACAGCGCGGAAGGCTATGTGCCCGGCACCGCCGGCATCTGGTTGGCCGAGCAGCTGACCTTTGCCGATGCCATCAACCGCCTGGCCGCCGGCGGCGGCCTGTGGTGGGGCGACGATGGCAGCGGCAGCGTGGTGGTGGGGCGCGTCTCGGCGCCGGCGGGCCCCGGCGGCGTGGCGCTCGACCAGGACAGCATCCTGGATGACCTGGAGCCGCTGGAACCCCCCGTGCCCGCATGGCGCGTCGTGCTGACCTATCGCCGCAACTGGTCGCCGCTGTCCGGCACGGACCTGGTGCCCGAGCCCACGATCACTGAGGCCCGCCGGCTGGAGCTGGCGGCGACCGGCCGCAGCACCGCCGTGCAGATCGATGCGCGGCGGGTGCGCAATGCCCAGGCGCGAGACATCGCCCTGGAAACCCTGTTCGATGATGAGGGAGACGCCGCCGTGCTCGGCAACAACATCCTGACCCTGCTCGCGCCGGGCCGCACGCTGTGGCGGGTGCCCGGGGGCTTGTCCGGCTGGGGGCTGGCGCTTGGCCAGCAGGCGCGGCTCACCTGGCCGCGCTATGGCCTGGCGGCCGGGCGCGATGTGCGCGTGGTGGGGCAATCCGCCCGTGGTAATCGCCTCGATCTGACGGTGCTGGGATGACCAGGCTCCTGCTGTCCTGGGTCAACTGGCTGGACCGGCCGGGTGTCTCCATCACCACCAACAGCGAGACGGTCGGCCTCGGCGTCACGCGCTTGGCCGATCCCATCCTGCGCCGCCGCTGGCGCAGCACCCCCGGCATCATCAACCCGGTGCTGTCGGTGGACCTCGGCGAGCTGCGCGAGGTGGGGGTGCTGGCCCTGGCGCAGCCGGATGACGCCGGCGGCGTCGATGCCATGGGCGAGGCGCGGGGCTGGATGCGCAGCCCGCCGGACACGCTGCGGCACCAGCTGGATGCCGTGACGCCCGGTGCGGGCGGGTTGCTCGATACGGGTACCATGTCGGGTGGCTGGGTGCCGGGCTACGGCATGCACGCGTACCTGCCGGCCGCACCGCTCTCCGCACGCTACTGGCGCGCGGAAATCAATGGCTGGTCGCTGGCTGCGGGCGTCGGCTACCTCGATCTCGGCCGGGCCTGGATCGGCCCCGCCTGGCGCCCCTCGCGCGGCAATGTCGCCTATGGCTGGGGCAGGGCGCGGCAGGATGGCTCCGTGGTCTCGGCCAACAGCCGCAGCGGGCTCGAATTTGTGGACCGCGGCCCGCGGCAACGCGTCATCACCTTCAGCTTGCCGAACCTCTCGGCCGAGGATGCCGACGCGCTGGACCAGCTCCAGGAAGTCGCCGGTACCAGCCGCCAGGTGCTGGCCATGATCGATCCCGATCAGCCGAAAACCTGGATCATCGGCCGCCTGGCCGAGGTGCCGGCCATCACGCAGCCGGGCTTCGACCTGCACGCCACCACCTTCCAGATCCGCCAAATCCTGTAGGGGCGCACCATGCTGCAAACCGCCATCGAGCAAACCACCAACACGGTGGGAACGGGCACCTATGAGCTGACGGCGCCCACCAATGCCTTGCGCACATCATTCCTGACCGGCGTCGGGAATGGCGGGGATGTCTGGTACCGCTGTGAATCGGATGCCGCCTGGGAAGAAGGGTACGGTACCGTCACCGCCGGCACGCCCGACACGCTGACGCGCAATGTGCACCGGTCCAGCAACGCGAACGCCGCCATCAACTGGTCTGCCGGCGTGAAGCGCATCTATTGCAGCCCGGACGGCCAGGCGCTGCGGTTTGGCGGGGTGGGCGCCGTGCCCTCAGCCGGCGGCACTGCCAATGCCCAGGCCATCGTGCATAAGCCGCCCCTGCTGGTGCTGCGGCCCGGCATGACGGGCGCGCACACGGTCACCACCACCAACACCGGGGCCGTCACGCTGGCTATCGACGGGCTGGGGGCACAGCCCCTCCGGCGCGCCAATGGCACCGACTTCGGCCTGGGCGAACTGATTGCCGGGCAGACCATCCGGTGGGTGTGGACCGGTACAGAATTCCGCGTGCTGTCCGACATCAACCGTCGCGACCTGGGGCGGGAGCTGCTGGCGAGCGTGGCCATGGCGGGCAGCTCCGGTGTCGAGGTGACGATCCCCAGCGGCTTCGACCTGCTGGAGGTGGCCGTTGAGGGGGCGCGGGTCGGCTCGGGCAGCCTTCTGCAGGTCTTCCTGCAGGCCAAGGTGGGTGGTTCCTGGCTCACTGGTCCCAGCGGCCAGTATTTCGATGCCCGCACCTTCAACGCGGCCAGCACCGGCTGGGTGCAGCAGAGCTATGCCGATGCGGGAATCGCCACTTACCTGGGCTGGATCGGCGGGACGAATAACGATCCGCTCAACGCCATGACCACGCTCCTGAACTGCGCCGGCAACAGCTACGCCGATCGTGCTCATGTCATGACGCGCAGCCTGAGCAATGCTGAAGGCGGCTATGGCTGGAGCGAGATGTTCGCGGGCGGCCATGTTGCCCTTGGCGCTAATCAGCGGATCGAGGCGATCCGCATCACCGATCCGGGCCGGGCCTATACGGGTGGCCGGCTGCTGATCATGGGGGCACGTCGATGAGCGACACTGTGGTTGTCCGTATCCTTGCACCGGGAGAGGTGGAGGCGCCGCCCCCGTATGTGCCGCCGCTGGGTCCGCTGACGCGCCGGCAGCTGCGGCTGTGGCTGCTGGGGCAGGGCATCAGCACCGCCGATGTCGAGGCCGCCATTGCGGCCTTGCCGGCGGGCGAGCGGGAGGCGGCGATGATCGAGTGGCAGGACAGCAGCGAATACCGCCGCGATCACCCCCTGCTGGTGCGCCTGGCGGGAGACCTGGGCCTGAGCGAGGCGCAACTGGATGCAGGCTGGGCCCAGGCGGTGGCCCTGTGAGCGGCCCGACCGAGCCGCCAGGCGTCTGGGGTGAGGCCGCCGTGGCGCTCGCCGTGGGGACCGTCAGCGCCGCGGCCGGCGCCTATGTGCGGGCCAAATCCTCCACCCGGCCGCTGCCCTCGCTGCTGGCGCTGCTGGCCGAGGCCGTGGTCTGCGGGTCCATATCCTCGGCCGTGGTGCAGTACCTCCAGATAAGCGATGTGCGCGTGCTGGCGGGGGTGTCCAGCGCGGCGGGGCTGATCGGCACGCAGGCCATTTCCCTGCTGCTCATCCGCATTGTGCGGCAGCGCACGGGGCCGGAGGGGAGGGCTTAGGCTACTCCGCCGCCGTGCCCAGCGCGCGGGCCGTCATCTCCGGCTCGCGCATGATCACCTTCAGGTAGGACGTGGCCGCCTGGTCGGGAATGCGGCGCCTCTGCTCCCAGTCGCGCAGGGTTCCGACCGGGATGCCGTATCGGTCTGCAAAGGCCGCCTGCGACAGCTTCAGCCGGGCACGGAGCGCCAGCACCATGCCGGCCGCGCTCTCCCTGTCCGTCAGGATGGGGGCGGCGTCGGGGTTCTCGGCCGCCTGGCGCTCAATGTCGGCATCGGTCAGTGCGTCCTGGGCTGCCCAGTCCACGGCCTTCAGCGCCTTCTCGGCGGTGGCCTTTGTCGCCTTCACGATAGCCATCTCTTTTGCTCCTTCGTGTGGGCCTTGCGGACCGAGATGATCCGCAGGGCCTCGCCGCGCGGGGTGTAAGTGCAAACGAACAGGCGCCCCGCCACCAGCCCGAAAGCGTTGAAGCGGGGCTCGCCGTAGTCGCGGCGCACGTCCTGCTCCTCGCCCACCAGACCCTCGAAGATCAGCACTGCCAGCGCCAGGGACACGCCGTGCTTGGCGATGTTGCTGGCGTCCTTCGCGGTGTCGAACTCGATGTCCATGCGCAGAACATACGGCAATGCCGCATGTCTGGCAAGACAGATCATACGGCAATGCCGTATTTTTCCAACAGGAGAACATCATGGATCAGGTTATCCAGGCCGTCACCAGCGGTCTCTGGGCGCTGGCTGCTGCCGCGATCACCGCAGCGGCCGGCATCGCCGTCCCCGCGCTGCGCGCCTGGGCCGTCAACGCGGTCCAGAAGCGCCTCGGCGAGGGCGCGGCCCGCGTGGCGGGCGAGATTGCGGCCGAGGTGGCCGCCAATCCCACCATCAATGCCGCGACGCAGGCGATGCTCGATGCGGCGGCTGACAAGCTCCGGCAACGCTTCCCCGACACGGCCGGGCGTCTGCCGCTCGACACCCTGAAGGGCATGGTGGCCGGCGAGCTGGGCAAGCTGGGCCAGGGGGTGGCGCGGTGAGCCTTCTGGCGTGGCTGGGGCGGCTGTTCGCTGCCCCGGCGCCGGCGCTGCCTGCGGCTCCTGCGCCATTGCCGCCGGCCGTCCCCGTCGCGGCGGTGGGCGATCCGCCTAGCGTGGTGGTCACCGAAACGATGGTGCGGCAGGGCTTCCCGCGCTGCGCTGACCCCGCCGCCTGGGCGAAGGCGCTGACTGCGGCCTTCGCGCGCTTCCCGGCCTTCACGCCCCTCGGCGCCGCCACCATCATCGCCAAAGCGCAGGTCGAGACAGGCGGCCTCACGCGCTGGGACGAAAACCTGAACTACTCCAAGCCCGAGCAGCTGCTGAGGATGCACGGCTCCCGTGCGGTGCGCACGGAATCGGCCAAGGCCGCCCTGCGCGCGCGTCCCGCAGGCGGCCCCTGGCCCGACATCGCCCTGGCCGAGGCGCGGGAAATCTGCGGCAAGCCCATGGCCTGCGGTGATCGCGTCTATGCGGCCCTTGGCGGGTATGAGGCCCGTGGGGGCGGCATCGTGCAGCTGACGGGCCTCGATAACCAGCAGGCGTTTGCCCGCTACCTGGGCCTGACGTTGGCGCAGGCGCGGGACCACATGCGCACGATCGAGGGCGCGGCGCTGACGGGACCTTGGTACGTCCAGCATTTCGGCGGGCAGGATGCCGCCAACCGGGGCGACATGCGCGAGATCCTGCGCATCGTGGCCGGCAAACGGACGCAGGCCGACCTGGCGGCCATCTGGTCGAGCATCCACGGCGATGACCAGATGGCCGCCTTCCATCGCTGGCGCGGGCTTCTGGAGGCCTGACGTTCATTTTCCGAAACGGCGAGACAGATTCGAGACAGATCGCGGCTTCGGTGGAGAGTTTCCCGCTTTGTTCCATGCCAGCGCGTTCTATGCGTGTTGTTCTCGACGGCCATGGGCGCCAATGCCATGGCGGATCGCGGCGATGTCCGCAGCATCCGCATCAATGCCAATGGCGGCACCATCGGCCTGGAGCATGTGCTGGAGGTCGAGGCGGGGATCAGGGCGGTGCTGCTGGCTTAG